CGCGGTCTGTCTCCACGCAACGCAGTTTATAAAATCCGCTTTGCGTTCTTCTCCTTCACGGACAAAGCTACGGTCTACTGCCAATGAGAAACTGCAGGTGCTTACTCCCTGCGGTGTGCTTCTGAGTTCCGGGTCACGTGTAAGCCGACCCATTAAAATTACTTTATTCAGCATTATTTTTCATCCTTTCAAGTCTCATTTTTCGTTCCATAGCCGCCATATCGTCAGGCTCATATGAACCGCTTTTTTTCTTGTCGGTCTTTTTCTTTCCGAAGTTTTCAGCAGCCGTTCTTGTTTTTCGCCCGGCATTAAAATGTGTGCTTATAATTTTCTCAGCATATTTCCAACTTCTTGCGTTATATTCCACCGCCTGTTCAAAGGCAAATATAATAAGCGAAGAGTCAGCACCTTTTTCAAGCCACTCCGAAATAGCTTCAGCTGTCACTTCGGTAATTGCTCCAATATGCTTCTCGTACGCCTTAATAGTAGTAGATAATATATTCTTATTTCTTTCTTCTTTATCTATTTCTATATCTGTTGCGTTACATTGCGTTACCGTAACGTTACTTGTAACGTTACACGGAGTTACTTTAGCGTTACAAGTAACGTTGTCCTTTATTGCAATTTCTTTCTTGTCGCGGTACTTCTCAACGCGTTTTCGCGTCTGTTCTCTTATCTTATCCATGCCTTCTATATTTTGATATTCGCTCCAACCGAGAACGCAATAAACCCCATCAATTCGGGAAATCATCTTGAATTTCTCAAATTCTTGCAATGCATCTCTGACAATAGAAACCTTCATATCGAACTCTGTAGCAAACATATCCTCTGTATAAGGAACGCCATCCGCTATGTATAATTTCCCATCAGCATTACATCGACCGGCAGCAGTAAGAAGCATCGTCCACAGAAGTACAAAACTATCTCCGTTTTTCATAGAACGTATCAATTTTATCTTTCTGTTTGAAAACATATTAACGTGAATTTTTATCCACTTTACCTCTTCCATACAATTTAAATCTCTCCTAAATAATACTTTTTGTAGCTCACCGTTTCATCATATCTGTTCTTCCCTGAAACAAATTCGCTCTTTATGTCATAGCCTTGATTCCTTAAATCATTAACCCTACTTGCAAGTCTCGTACAGCCCAAATCCGTAAATGCTTGTAGCGTTGTTATACTTCCGAAATCTTTCATATACTGTATAATTCTTTCGCATTGTGTCGGTTTCTTCATAAAACCACCTCACAGTTTTAATTTCTTTACGGCATATGCATCAAGCTGTACACCGTAGATATGATTTCTTTCAAAGAATCCTTTTTCATCGTTATGTGCAATACTGTGACACTTTCGACAAAGAGCTATAGCAAATCTTCCGATATTGTTTACCTTACGGCGGTTGAAACCCATACCGATACGCGAACCCTCGCAATGATGAATATCTGCCCTCTGATTACATACCGCACATTTACGATTTATGAGACAAGAATACAAATATCTGCTTATGTCATCGGTACGATTCAAAAGAGTGTCCCGGGTTCCGATATTATTCTCAAAGCAGAAGTCTATAAGATAGTTGATAAACTCTCTTGCTTCTGTCACAGTACAATTTGAAAGGCTGAAATAATCCACCCCGTACCGCTCTATGTAAAAGAATTTCTGCAAAGCCTTTTCCATTTCAGGAGCATTACCGGTATATTCTGCTATGTCCGCAATTGTGGCGTATATTTTTCGTCTCTGATCAGCTGATATATGTCGTCCGTCATCATACCGAACTAAGCAACTTTTTATTTCCTGCCGTTCTGCCTTGTAAGGGTCTATGTCAGCAACTATAATTGCACGGCCGTCCTTGACTTTATATATTTCACCTACTGCTTCAAACATCTTGGCATTACTCCTTTCTTCAAGCATTCTGCAAAGTACTCTAACCTCGGAAGATATATATTGTTTATCCACCGTTCGTCATACTCTACCGGGTGAAAGGATAACCTCTCATCATCTATCGGGTTGAAGTAATTCCTATAATCATGCTCGGTAAGTCCGTATGCAACAATATCAGCACTTCTGAAGCCTGTAGCAAACATTTGAACATTAACCTGATTAACATACCTCTTAGGTACTTTAAATCCGTTCTCGCGCTTGTATGTTTTAACCTCGTATATCTTCCGATTCATATCCCCATCAAGATTAACCCGAAGCTTCAAATCCTCAATGATAATCTGCCTGTCCATATTTTCAACGCCTATATGTTCAAGGATTTTATGTTCGTAATGCGTTCCTGCGCACATAGCATCATTGATGAAGGTGTTGCGAAGTATTCCGCACTTTTCAAGCCACCATTTTTCAAAGCTCTTTGTTTCTGTGTTCCCGATTATGTACGGTGTGTCACTTGCTCCGAAATAACCGCTTCTGTCATTATCTGCTATCATACCTTTATTGCCTTGAGGTTTTCTTCGAATCTAATAAGAGTATCGAAGTTCGCAAATATCGCTTTTACTTCATCTACCGTCATACTTAAAGCTTTTGCAATCTCTGCTGCACTTAGTCCCAATCTAAGCTTAGAAGAATATGTTTCCTCAAATCGCTGTCTAACTTTCGTAAGGCTGTGGAAACTTAAATCGTCTGTATCTTCCATCCCTTCATAGTCAGACAACCATAAAGAGAATCCCAAACCAATATGAATAGCTACACCCTTTACAAAAGCTCTTGTCTGAGCATTCCACAGTCTCTGCTGAGTAAGAGAATTATCCTTTACGGGATTGGAGCCGTTCATAAGAGGAAACTGACTTTCAAATTCCAGGTCGTCAACAACGATTTTCACTCTAACCTCATAACATCTGTTCGAAACTCCGTTTTTATCTGTAAACACAGCATCACTTTTTATAAGAGAAGAACCGTCAGCCCCAGTTACAGGCTCAAAGTATACTTTCTGTGCGCCCAAATCATGAAGAATCTGTTTGCACTTCGCCCAGTTAAGGTATAAAACCTCTATTTCTTTACCCTTGTCATCTTTTGCTTTGCGTTTATCACAATGTGGTGTAACATCGACCTTTGAAAAATCTTCAAAGGTCATATCTTTAAATGCTTTATTCTCTTTCATATAAATTATCCTTTCTTAACATCTTTCAGGTTCCGGAAACCCAATGCAGGTGAATTCAATATCAAGAAGTTCAAGCAAATCAGTTGTGTCCATCTCACGGATGCAATCCTCACAGTAACTGTCGCCCTTTATTTCTGTGTATCTTGTGTCACCGTCAAAGACCATTCCGCACACCTTACATTTTCTCATCGTTTATACCTCCACAACTTCTATCTTAAATACATTCTGCATCATTTTGACCTTCATCCTGTAATCTGGTTTCTTTCGTGTAACAGGGCTCTTAACATCCTCTACAATGAATTTTCCGTCCTTATAATATGTAAAGTCTGCTTTGTATGTTATAGCCCTTATTCGCTTGCCCTCAGGCGTTGTGTATGCATTCTGTAAGGTAAATGTATTCTGAAGCTTTAAATCTTCAATTTCACCTTTCCCAAACATCGCCATAAGCTCTTCATACCGTCGGGCTTCTTTCTTACTGTCAATAAGCACGCCATTAACAGTTACTTTTTCATTTCCGTACTTGGATTTTTTTGCTTTTTCTTTCTCAATAATCTGCCTTTCCGCCTGTTCTCGATATCGAGGCGGTAAATCCATTAAGCTGAGTACCATTTCTTTCGCCTACCTTTTAAGGTGGTTCCTCACAATCACACTTTTCTCCCGGATCTAAATGTGCACCACAATTAGGGCAAGTTTTATATTGAGCCATATTATTTACCTCTTTCAAAATTTCATTTATTTTTAAATCCATCTGTTTGCCTAATTTATAACAATTGCCGTGTGATATGTGATTTCTCCAAGCGTTGTACGAAGCATAGAATTTTTCTTCCGTAAGCCTACCTGCAACAACTAACTTTGCCATTTTTAAAAACTTCCGCTGAGCATTTCTCTTGTTTTGGTTTTTAAGTTTTCGTATTACCTTTCCGCTGTTCGTTACATAAGTATGGAATCCAAGATAGCTTACACCGTTTTTAAAGGGAAATATCTGTGTTTTCCCATTCAAAGTCAAATCAAGCGTTTGCAGGAACTCCGTTACCACTTCAAGGCAATGCTTCAGATATTGCTTATCCGGATGAATCAAATAGAAATCATCCATATAACGGCCGTAAAACTCTATACCTAATTCGCCTGTTATGAGCTTGTCCATACCGTCTAAATATAAAAGAGCAAAGCCTTGGTTTATCTGATTACCTAAAGGAATTCCTTTCCCCTCTGTGCTGTCAATGAACAGATTACACAACCAACAAATATCTCTGTCATAAGAGAAATAATATTCAACAATGTCTTTCAGTTGGCTATGAGAAATGTTATAAAAGAACTTCGAAATGTCGCACTTTAATATGTAGCCACTATGTCCATATCTTTTATAAAAGGCTTTCATCTGCTTGCTCAGACGGTTAAGCCCAAACAATGTCCCTTTTCCTTTTTGCCCGGCACAGTTATCTAAAATAAAGATTTCCTGCAATTTGGGAAGTATCACATTATCACATAAACTATGCTGTATGACCTTATCCTTGAAAGATGTTGTCTTAATAACACGTTCTTTCGGCTCATAAACCGTAAATTCATTGTATGGAGATATTCTATAGGTTTTGTTTTTTAACTGCTCTATCAAAGCGTTAACGCCATCAAGAGCCATAATGTTAAACCGTGCAGCACTTCTTTTATAACCTTTACCACACTTCGACCTGCGATATGCACGGTACATATTATTAAAATCAATTACTTTCTCAAAATCGGTCATACAACATAATCCTCTTTGTTTATCTTTTTTCAAAGAAAGGTTGTGCGTTCTTTTGATGTGGTGCTCTGATTTCGGCTTATGCCTACTCTGTCTGACAATCCACCAGGACGGACGAACGCCATTCGTATTGTTGTAATTGTTGTTGTTGTTAATGTTACCATCGGGCGAAACGCAAGAAAAAATACAACGCACAACCTATATAGATTATTTCTTTTCAGCTGTTCTCCAAGCTATAGACATGAACTTTACATCAGACACCATTTTCGACCAATACTCCGCCGATTTTGGATTCAGTAACTTCAACTCCATTGATAATTCGATGTAGGTCTGAAGCTTATCGCAGTTCATAATAGCTTTTGTTATTGTCTCGCATCTGAAGTATCTTTCGGTTTTATTGTTAATCCGATTAGATTCAAGCAAAAGCTCATATATATCCATACTTACAATCTGCATCCTATCCACAAGAGAATGTCTGAACTTCTTCGGGTATCTGTTTGCATTGGATGTAAGCACATACGTATGTTTCATTAACTCTTTTGCTTTGACAATAACTTTCAGTTCTTTGTCAACCATACTTTATTCCTCAACCGATACAAAGATAGAAGATACAAATTTCAAAAACGGACGAACGCCATTCGTACCGTCGTAATTGCTGCTGAAGTTAACGTTACCATCGGGCGAAACGCAACGGCACCAGAAGTCGTTAAGATGTTCCGGTGTTGTATCGGGAGTAGCAAGCCACCACCAGGTATCAGGGTTATATTCATCGAAAATCTTTACGTTCTCACGGTAAAAATCAAATGTGGGAATACTGATTTTACTTACCATATCTCCATATGTTTTCAACCCGTCAAGGCTTGTTAAATCCACTTTGTGTTCAAGGATATTTTCTTCACCTACAACTTCTGCAATTTTCGGCAAGAATTCATTTTTAAGTCTTTCGAGAACCGAACTCTCTTTGAGGTTATTATTTTTTCCAAACTGA